GTATGGTAATCTTCCTAACGGTAATTTTTCGCCCGTCATTTACAGCAAACAGGTGCAACTTGCTTTCCGCAAGGCATCTATTGTTGAGGCAATCACCAATAATGATTACTTTGGTGAAATTGCTGGTATGGGTGACTCCGTTAAGATTATCAAGGAACCCGAAATTACTGTTAAGGAGTACGCACGTGGTACAACCATCACGCCGCAAGACCTTGACGACGAAGACTTCAACCTGACAATCGACAAAGCTAACTACTTTGCGTTTAAGGTTGACGACATTGAAGAGGCGCATAGCCACGTAAACTTCCAGTCTCTGGCAAGTGACCGTGCTGCTTATCGTCTTGCCGACCAGTTTGACCAAGACGTTCTTGGCTACCTGTCAGGCTTTAAGCAGTCAGCCATTCATGGCACTGCTAACGCCGTTAACACAACTGTTAATGGTAGCAAGGCTGTTGACTCCGCTTCGGATGGTGCCAACCTTGTAGGTGCGGAACTGCTGGCTTCTATGTCACTGGACGCATCTGACTTTACGCAAGCAGATGGTACTGCAGGTACTGCAAATCAGTGTATTGGTCTTGAGCCTCGCGCTGGTGGAGCAACTGCAGCTAAGAGTGGTACAACAGGTAATGCGTTCCCATTGCAAGTTATTGCACGTATGGCACGTTTACTTGATCAACAGAATGTAGACACTCAAGGACGTTGGCTTGTTCTTGATCCAGTATTTATTGAAATGTTGAAAGACGAAGATTCACGTCTTCTAAATTCAGATTTCGGTGGTTCTGGACTTCAAAATGGTCTTGTTCTAAATAACCTTCACGGTTTCCAAATCTATCAGTCAAACAACCTACCGGCACTAGGCACAGGCCCAGCGACAGTCGGTGGCATGAATGCTAGTAACATGGGCATAATCGTGGCTGGTCATTCTTCTGCTGTTGCAACTGCAGAGCAGATTAACAAGACTGAAACCTACCGTGACCCTGACAGCTTCGCTGACATTGTTCGTGGTATGCACCTGTATGGTCGCAAGATTCTTCGCCCTGAAGCAATCGTCACTGCGGCATACTGCTTGGCATAGGGAGGGCTGAAAAATGGCTGCAACAAACACACTGTTGGCAACAACCAATACTAATCATGGCCCTAGCTATGGTGTAAGTTCACGGGTAAAACCGTATTTGGTAGAGCAAACAATTGACTTCTCTAATCAAAATATTGATGCCAATGGTAGCACCATTGAATGTGTCGATATTCCTGCAAACTGCATTTGCCTGTTTGCTGGTATTGAAGTTACCACTGCTCTGACCAACACTGCTTCGGACGCTACCGTAGACTTGGGTCTATCTGGTGGCGATGCGGATTCATGGGTAGACGGCTTCGACATTGACGGTGCCTCTGCAGGTACATACGCAACTGTGCTGGTAGCTACGGCTAACCCACAAGTTGTGGATGCTGCCACACCAATGAAACTGTCTTTTGCAGGCACTGCTGGCACAATTAGTGCTGGTGTTCTGCGGGTCTTTGCAGTGGTCATGCCAGTCGGCGGTCTTGATAAGGCTGTCGATGTAGATCGTGACGCACTTGCCTAACTAATATGGGGGGCGGCATAAGTCGCCCTCCTAACCTATCTGATTTCTAACAGGAGAAAGAAATGGCTATTACCACTGCAATGTGTAACAGCTTCAAACGGGAACTTCTTGGTGGCACTCACGACCTTGACTCCAACACCATTAAGCTGGCTCTTATTAAAGCAAGCCCAAGTGGGACATATAATAAAGCAACTACCAACTACACTGACGTAACTGGTAACTCTGATGAAGCAAGTGGTACTGGCTACTCAGCAGGGGGTAATTCTTTGTCGGGTGCTACAATTGGACTTTCAACCGACACAGCTACTCTGACCTTTACCAATGAAACATTCAGTAACGTCACGGTATCGACTGACGGTTGTATTATTTACAACTCTTCACAGGGTAACAAAGCAATCGCTGTCATTGATTTTGGTGGTACTGTATCTGCTACTGCCGGTGACCTTACCATTGAGTTTCCTACTGCTGACGCATCTAACGCTATTGTCCGTATCGCTTAAAGGATAACAGGCGATGGCTGCTACCCTAAACCAAGCCAATTATGGTACTGGTGTATACGGTACAGCCAAGTACGGGCAATATATCGTAAAACCTAGCGGTGTAGCTGGCCTTACTAATCTTGACGCACGTCCTTCCAATGACATGCGTTTTGTCGCATTCAGCGACCAGATTATACGAGCCATATATGCCGGAACAAAAGTATACGTAGATGGTAGCTTACATGCTACCCTTACAAATGTCGGAGATACAACCACTGTATCTATCGGCAACCAAAGTGGAAACACTAGACCAAGTAAAATAATTACCACTGATTTTCCTGTTAGTATAGCAGGTAATGGTAATTCTCTAGCGGCAGCACCGTTTTCGTGGTCGGGTACAAGATTTAGTTTCAGAGATACTAGAACTAACAACTCTGAAATTATTGTACAGGCAGTACGAACTGAAACAACAGTACGTATATACAAAGGCACTGATACTAGCCCTGTATATACACTCACCGCCAAGACAGACGAAGCTGCTGTAGCGGATAACATCTTCAGTACCTACGGCTCTCAAGTCTGGTCAATTGAAGCTGATGACTTAATCGTTGTTGGTGTTGGCGCAGGTGCTGGGTCTAGTGACAGTTTTACTACTGACACTGACATACTGTTCCCAGAATCGACGGAACTGTTTGGTCATGGTGGCACACTAACTAGTACCGACGCAAGAACGAATAGCACTGGCTTTACAGTAACTACATTTCGTTCTGAACTAGGTACAACTGAGACTGACACTCTCCGTACAACAAACCAAAATCCCGGCGTCAGTGGACGAAGCACACAGTATTCACTAGGTAATTATACGCGCAGTACTGCGTCCACGCCGTTTTCATTATTCTCTATTGCAGATGCTGATGGCGGCCAAACCACTGTAGCTGTAGGACCACAGGCACTCTGTACTGAGTGGACATTACCAGACGAAGCAGAGTTCTTGGCTGTCGTCGCGCCAGAAGCTGCTGATGGGGCCGGACTACGAATATACAATTCGAGTGGCACTCTACAAAGTAGTCATACATTTAGCCAGACATCTGGCGCAGTATCTGGTACACCTTGTGCATTGTACCTCGTATCGTCTACAGCAGGTACAGACGGCGTAGACGGTACGTACTTTGACAATCCTCTTAGCCACACCCTTCCTGCTGGCACACGGATTGTTTCAGATTATCCTGCTTTTATTGTTTGGGAAGACGAAAACCCAGATGAAGATGAAAGCATACTTTACGGTCACGGTTCTTTTGCGGACCCGATTGCAGGCAGTGCGGTAAACCTTGTAGCTAAACCTGTAGGCGTAAGTGCCACAGGTGCAGTCCAGACGGTAGCAATCAGCGGCTTTGAAATTGATGTATCTGAAGTCCTTGATAGTGTTTCAGCTACAGCTTCCGTTGGAACTCCGCAGCCTAATGTTGCTATCACTCTTTCAGGTGTTAGTGCAACAGGCGCAGTAGGCACACTTGAAGAGAAGCCTACAGAAGCACTGACTGGTGTGTCGGCCACAGGTTCTGTCGGCACGGTTGCTATCTCAAACACTGTCGGACTGACAGGCGTAAGTGCTACAGTCTCTATCGGTACAGTCCAAGAGAATGTAACAGAGAAGCTAACAGGTGTAGCTGGCACCACGGCACTTGGCAATATCAGCATTGACGCTTCTGCCAGCCTGACAGGTGTAAGTGCTACCGCATCGTTGGGTAGCATTGAAGTACAAGTAACAGAGATTGTTACTGGTGTATCTGCTACCGGTGCAGTTGGTACGCTAACTGTCACTAACGACAGTAAGATTGTACCAACAGGTGTTCAAGGTACAGGTGCCGTTCAAGCCCCAAGTGTTGGCGGTCTTGAGATTGACATCACCGAAGTTATCGCCACAGGCGTTGTGGCTACAGGTGCTGTCAACGGTGTCGCACAGGTCAATACCGGTGCTGGGCCTACTGGTGTAGAAGCTACTATTACACTCAACGGCTCACTCACCTTTAGTAATACAGTACCGCTTACGTCAGTCGTTGCTACAGGCGCAGCCGGTACCGCACAGCCTAATCTGAAGATTGCTGCAACTGGTGTAAGTGCCACTGTCTCTACATCAGAAGGACGACAGAATGTAACTGAAACACCGACAGGTGTAGCAGGTACGGGTCAAGTAGGTAGCCTTGGCGCAGGTGTTGGTGCTGGACTTACCGGCGTAGAAGCAGTTGGTACTGCAGCTTCTGTTGGTGTGGGTGTCACTGAAGAACTTGATAGCGCACCTGCTACTGTTTCTATTGGCACTATAACTGTCAATGTTACAGACCTTTTAACTGGCACGGTTGGTACATCTGCACTTGGCACCATTACTACCACCGCTGTAGTATTTGACTTTGAAGCAATCAAAGAACAGTATGGCAGAAAACGTGTCGTATATGTTGAGAAATTTACAGACAGTTCTAAAGAACGTCGGGTCTATGTACCACACGAGGAAAGAACTGTTGTAGTTGGCAAGGCTGCTTCGCCAGAAAGAACAGTTCGCATACCGCAAGAAAATAGAACAGTTTATATTGACAGGTTCTCTACAGCGGCAGAACGCAGAGCAAAGGCAGCATAGGAGATTTAAATGTCATTTAGGTGGCCCGTAAAAGACCCAGATGAGACACTAGACTATAGTGTTGATTGGTCTCGTTTCTTGGGCAGTGCTACAATCAGTTCTGTAGTCTGGTCTGTGCAAACGCCGGAGATTGGCAAGACAACGCTGGCGGCAGGACAAACACTTACCACAGCTTCTAGTAGTACAGTAACAGACAGCATTCAAAACGTATCTCAAACAAATACAAACACAGTCGCTACAATTAATATAGCTGGCGGCGTATTAAATCGGGAGTACACGTTTACATGTAAGGTTACTGACAGCAATGCCAAGGTCGCAGAACGAACTATTAAACTAGTGATAAGAGAGAAATAATGGCTTACGATTTCCTTGGACTTGTAAATGAAGTAAATAAGCGAGTTAACGAGGTCGAACTTACAACTTCCAACTTCGCTACTGTAAAGGGCTTTTATGCTCATGCTAAAGATGCCGTCAATGCTTCTATACGGGACATCAATCAGCACGAGTTTAATTGGCCCTTTAATCATGTGGAGCAAGAAGATACTCTGTCGGCTGATGTTTCTCGCTATCCGTTCCCGCATGACACCAAGCTGATTAACTTTGAGACGTTTCGTATTAAGAAGAATAGTACGCTTGGCAACGCTACGACACGTTTGAGTGTCATGGCATATGAAGAATATTTAGACCATCATGTCGAACAAGAATATGACAGCACAACACGGAAGGGCGTACCACACTTTGTTATTCATGGGCCAGCTCTTGAGTACATTCTTACACCAGAGCCAGATAAAGCATACACTGTAGTCTATGAATATTACCGTGTGCCTGTAGACCTAGACCTGCATGATGACGTGCCGTCTATCCCAGAACGCTTCAAGCATGTGATTGTAGATGGTGCCATGCACTATGCCTATCTATTCCGTGGTAATACACAAGACGCACTCGTAGCAAAAGAAAAGTTTGAAGAGGGTATCAAAAATATGCGTACCACTCTAATTAACCGCACATACTATGTACGTTCTGGCATGATTGCCCAGAACACTGGTGGCAACATTAGTTCAACGAGGATTGCTACTTAATGGCTGATAATTGGCGTACCTACTCAGTTCTGTTTCAGGGCGGGTTGATTACTAACCTTGCTCCGTATCAACAGGGACAACAGGCACCCGGCTCCGCACGTATCTTGCGTAACTTTGAGCCGTCAGTGTTTGGTGGGTATCGTCGTGTAGAAGGCTACAGCAAGTTTGATACTGCGGCTATACCTAATGTTACGGCTCGTGTAAATGGCTCAGTTAGCAATAGTACGACTTTAACGGTGGATAATAAAAGTGGTACGCTTGCTACAGGAATGACGGTCAATGGGGCTAATGTTTCAGGTACTGTTACCATAGCTTCTATTACATCACAAACAAGCGGTGCTGCTACGGTTGAATTATCTAGTAATCAAACATTACCGGACACAACAGCTACAGCAAACGTAAATGGTGCAGTCAATTCCTCTACGGCAGTGGTACTGGATGGTAATAGTGGCACTATTACAACAGGCATGATTGTAACCGGCACAGGAATATCAGGCACAGTAACAGTAGCCTCTGTGACGAACCAAAATAACATCACGCTGTCTTCTGCTCAAACTCTTGCTAATGATACTGCATTGACTTTTACAGATGATGTAGAATTGACATTCAATAAGATTATTCGTGGTATTGTACGCTACGATGGTAAAGTGTTTGCTTGTGAAGACAACGATGTTTACTTCTCTACCGGCGCTGGCTGGACTAAAATTACAGACAGTTCTTCATATGGTAGCACAGGTGTAACAATAGGCGGCACAGGCAAGGTACGCTTTGTAAAGTATGACTTTGACGGTACAGAAAAGTTTATCTTGGTTGATGGCACGGGTAAGCCTTATCGGTTTGACGGTACAACTTTCTCACAACTGTCGGCTCTTTCGTCGGATACATCCGGCGCATCCTTTGCAGTAAACTTTAAGAACCACATTGTATTTGGTAATGGTAAGAAACTCATCTTTACTGCACCTTTTGAAGATGATGACGACTCTGTAGCAAACGGTGGATTGCTAATTAACGTCACCGACACAATAACCGGCTTGATTGTTTTCCGTGAACAGTTAGTTGTCTTCAGCGAAAGTAGTATTAACATTGTCCGTGGTACCAGCGTAGGTGACTTTACGTTGCAGCCTGTCTCACGAGACCTTGGTGCTATTGCCGCAGACACTATTCAGGAAATTGGTGGTGACATTATTTTCTTGGGACCAGACGGTTTGCGTTTGTTTAGTGCGACTGACAGGGTTGGTGACTTTAGTCTTGGTGTTGTATCAAAGCCTATTCAGACAGAGACAATTGACTTGATTGCCAGTAGCCCCGGTGGATTTAACAGTACAGTCATTCGTGAGAAAAGTCAGTATCGCATCTTTGGATATAACGCAGCCTATCAGGATTCTGCTGCTAAAGCTATTGCGGGTACACAGCTTGAGGATGGTATCAAGTGGAATGACATGCGGGGCATGAATGCTTTTTCTACGTTCAGTGAATACGACGGCTCTGAAGAACGTATATATTTTGGTAACATCAATGGCTATGTATATCAGATGGAGTCTGGCAATACCTTTGATGGCACTAACATTATCGCCACATTTGCTACTCCGTTCTTTCCACTAGAAGATGCAGAAATTCGTAAAACTATATACAAAGGCACTACATACCTAGACGTGAACGGTGACTTTGACCTAGAGTTTTCCATGAAGTTTGACTTTGACCAACCAGACTCTGTGCAGCCTGACTCCGTTCTGTCTACTGATTCATCCGTTTCTGTGTCATATGGTTCTGGTATTTATGGAACATCTATTTTTGGTGGCAAACAGAAGGCTATTTACGAGGTACAGACTATTGGGTCAGGATTTACTGTCTCCATGCTTTATCAAACAACAGGGACAAACACGGACGCCGTGTTCTCAGTAGATGCTGCTACGCTAGAATACGCCGTTAACGACAGGAGATAATAATGGGTACAGGTTACATACGTAACGATACGGCCAACAACATTGCGGACGGTAACGTCATCAACGCATCAGACCTTGATGGTGAGTTTGATGCCATCCAAGCAGCCTTCAATCTTACTACTGGACACAGCCACGATGGTTCAGAGGGTGAGGGGCCGCAGATTACTGCAGACGGTATTGCCAACAACGCTGTCGCACTTGGCACTAAAACAACAGGTAACTATGTAGCAAGCCTGACAGCAGGTGCCTTGATTGACCTGCAAAACAATTCTGGCGAAGGTGCAACGCCGACTATTGACGTTGACCTATCAGAACTAGCAGACATGACAGCATCTGCTGTGGCTGCAGACGAACTAGTAATTCTTGATAATAGCGCAGCCACGCCACAAAGTCGTAAGGCTATTAGCGAGATACCCCTTAGTATCTTCAACAACGATAGTGGCTTTGCATCTGGTACAGTTACGTCTGTTGGTACTACAGGCACTGTGAATGGTATTACTCTTACCGGCACAGTTACCAGTAGTGGTAATCTAACTTTAGGTGGTACGCTTGGCAGCATCACAGTTAGCCAGCTTGCAGGAAGTGCT